GCAAAAAAGTTAGCTATTAATTGATGTTACCAAAAAAATATGCCTACAGGAACTATTTCCCAACGTAGAACATATACGGCACTAGAATTAGCTAGAGTGTTAGGAATCAGTCAGGATTATTTTTTGGAAGTAGTTAGGAAAGGGGTAATTAAACATTTTGTTAATGACGAGGGAGATCCTGTTAATGGGAAATATGGAATCGAAGCTATCAGTCAATTTGTTACATGGTTAAGAAATAAAAGAAATAATCAAACTCCTGCCTCTAGGTACGAAGAAGCTCGAACTGTTAAGGTTGAAAAATCGTTAATAGATCAGGATCTGAAAATAATGATGATGCGCGGTAAGATCGCGCCAATACCGGATATTGAAATGGAGTGGGCTAATGCGACAATTCCTCTCCGCAACAAGATTTTGGGACTCCCAACTTATGTAGGGCGAATGTTAGAGGAACGTAGTTACGAGGAAATAGTTAAAATACTGACTGACGTTGTAAATGAGATCTGGGAAAGTATCGATCCTCCAACGCCAGAGAAAATTTTAAGGCACAATAAAAAATTAGCATCCTACAGTGAAGTGCTGAAGGATAACGAAAACGGAGACTCAGATGAAAAAGATGAGAAATAAGATTTGGCTACTGAGTCGAGAGGAGACGCAAGCCAGAGGGAGGAGTTAGCTTTGGCAGCACTCCTCCCTCGTTTTAACTCAAGTTAAACGGAAGCAACAGAGAGAATGCCGCAGCTTGAAGGTAAAAGAGAATCGCCCTAACCAAGTGACTCCAGAGGGTTCAATTCCCTCCTGCGGCATTTATATATGCCAGATGAGTATAATGCTGAAAAATTCCATGAACTTGTTAAAGATGTAGAAAGAGTGAAATCTTTCATAGAAGTAGGGAAAATAATGTTTACAGCTTTAGGTGCTGTTACGGTTACTGTTATATTGGTAGTTGTAACTCACTCTTTTGATAACAGCAATAAAATAGCTGTAGTAGATGATAGGGTAACAAAGTCAGAAGTAGATCTGGCTAGATTAAGTGATGAGCAACGGAAAATGGCAGTTGATCTATCTCAGGCTAAACAGGGGGATGCCCACGATGTTTACACCGATCAGGAAATTCTTCGAATAAATACTAAGATAGATACTCTGGCTCAAGGAACATTGGAGTGGAGAGCAAGAATAGCAGGAGAGGTTGATGAAGTTAATCGGCATTTGGAAGAAATAAAAAATAAACCAGTAGATGGAGTAAGGTAATATGGCTAGCATAACAGACGTTGTTAAGATTGTGCAGGAACTACAGGAAGTTCTTGGTGAGATACATGAAATGGTATCTGAAATGCATCAAGTAGTAAGTAGGTTACCGGGAGCACCACAAGCAATGCAAGCAACGCAGGATACGCAGGATACTCAAGATACAGGCGAACCTTCGACTCCATGAAAGATGCGCCAGTACTAGTCTGTAATGTGGGAATAGGGGATGGACTCGTATTATCTGGCGCGGCAATCAAGTTAGCTAAGATTCATGGAGGTTTGCAATTTCCCTGTACTCCTAAGAACAAACCAACCATTGATAGTGTTTTTGTTAATTATCCCCAGATCAAAGTTTTTACTGTAGATAACTCAGAGAAGCTAGCCGCCAAATATAGTAACAGTGTTTTAAACTGTTACTGGAAAAGGTTGGAAGGTGTTATGGAGCCTACCACCGATTGGCCGGTCTGGATGTATCAGCAGTTATCCGTTCCATTCCAGCATCGATGGACTTCCTGTCCAATTGAGGAGGCTGCTAACAAAATTGATCAGTTCGATCAATTTTACCCGATTGTTATACATGATGATCCAGATCGTGGATTCCAGATAGATCTGGAGAGAGTAGAGAACTATTCTCACGATCAGGCTGCTTACATAGTAGATAATCCTGATTACCCGTCGGTATTGTCTTATGTGGAATTATTAAGACAGGCACAACAAATTCATGTTATGGATAGTTGGGTATTTCATTTGGTGGAATCTATCTGGGGAGTCAAAGCGCAATTGTTTTTTCACACTTATGTCAGGCAGCATCATCCTGTCTGGCATAATTTTTCAACAAGGTATAACTGGATTAAACTAATATAAAATAATATGCCAATCATAATAAAATCAGGTAGTTCTCATGCGACCTTAAATCAAGTGTCACATGCGGGAGGAACCAAGAATCTGGCGAGTATATCTAACAAAGCTACTGTAGCAGCAGATACTCAGATTGATAGTAATGGAGTTGATGCTAATGGAGTAGTGTCTTTTCGTTTTGGTAATAGTCCTGTATTGTATCACACTGCGGTAGCTAATGTAACAACTCAATAGTATGCCAGTATCACCAGTATTGCCTCCACCTCCGCAACCACAACCTATTCCACCTAACCCTAACGTACCGGGAGCACCAGAGGGCGAGTAGAGTTAACTAACTTTAACATGAGTTAAAATGGCTATCTTATCTGAAGAAGAGGTAATCAGGTTATATACAACTCCAGTGTCGTCCTTTGCTAAGGAGATGACATGGAAGTATTTGAAACCTCCTCCTAAGATCAAGATTAGTGAGTGGGCTGATAAATACCGGGTATTAACAACGGAGGACTCTCCTGAAGCTGGAAAGTGGATGACTGCCAAAGCTCCTTACCAAAAGGAGCCGATGGATGCTATTTGTGATTCTAACGTAGAACAAGTAGTATTGCAGTGGGGATCGCAAACTGGTAAGACGGCTGGATGTTTGCTTAACACATTGGGTTACTATATGGATATGGACCCAAGTCCAATCCTGTTTGTTTATCCGACAGTAACTCAAGCCGAGCGGGTTAGTAGGCAACGAGTTAGTCCTATGATCCGCAATTGCAAGGCATTAGCGGAAAAGATAGTCAGAACCACTTGGCGGCATGGAATGGATAAGGGAGGCAGTGACTCTCTGTTAATGAAGACATACCCTGGGGGAATGCTAATAATGGGAGGTGCGGATACTCCAAGCTCTTTATCTTCGTTTCCTATGCGGATTGTTCTGTTTGATGAGATTGATCGTTACAAACAGGATATAGGTAAAGGAGATAACAAGGAAGGTGAGGGCGACCCGATCAGGTTAGGAATTACCCGTACCTCCAACTTTTGGAACAGAAAGATAATATTAAGTTCAACTCCTACCATTAAGGGGAGTAGTCGCATAGAGTTTGCCTATGAAGGTAGTTCGCAAGGTCACTGGCACTTGCCTTGTCCCGTCTGTGGGCACTATCAAGAGTTGCAGTGGCACATGGTTGACTATTCAAGTGTACCTAACAAAATCTTGGGAAGATGCGGTAATCCTGAATGTCAGCAGCTTAGTAGCAAAGCGAAGTGGATTGGAGGAGTTGGTAAATGGATTCATAAGTATCCTGAAAGAAAAACCAGAGGATATTACATAAGTACTATTCCTAGTCCTTGGTTTACATGGGAAGGATTGAAGGAAGAGTGGATTGAAGCTAACAGGGCGAAGGATGCTGGTAATACAACTCTGTTAAAAGTCTTTATTAACACTAGGTTAGCTCAAACCTTCGAGGATTATGCCATCAGAGTTCAGTCACATACTATCTATGAAAGACGCGAAGTTTATCCGGCTGAAGTGCCTGAAGGAGTTTTGGTCCTCACTTGTGGGGCAGACGTTCAAGACATCCAAAAGAGGATTAATTATGAAATCATCGGATGGGGTAAAGGTTATGAAAGCTGGGGGATCGAGTATGGGACCATACTTGCTGATCCAAGAGAAGAAGAATGGAAGCAACTCTTTGACGAGATGGTTTATAATCGGATCTTCCTATTTAGCGATGGTAAAGGTATCCGAGTGCGAAAGACTCTTATTGATTCCAATGGAGCTATCGGACCTTATGTCTATCATTATACAAGACGCAGACAACCTCGCATATATAGCTGTAAGGGATCTGGACATGAACAATCCTTTGTTGGTACTTTTACGGGAGCATATCGGCTAGATAAAAAGTATAACACGACTTGGTATCCTCTGTACACTATCCAAGGCAAGGATGAGATGTTTCAGAGGTTGTTAGAAATTGATGTTGGTCCCGGCTATTGTCATTTCCCAATGGGACCAGACGAGGAAGATGTTAGGGGATACACTAACGATTACTTTATTGGACTAACCTCCGAGCAGAAGAGACAGGAGACTAACTCACTTGGTTATCCGGTCTTCAAGTATCATAAGGAAGGAGCAAGTAGGCAATCAGGCGAGCCATTGGATTGCAGAGTCTATGCGCGAAGCGCATTAGAATTAGTTGAGCAAACTATGAAGCTGGAACGTATGAAAATGCCGGATTATACGGTCCAGAACGCTAAAGAACTGCAAAATCAACTGAATAATCCATTTTTTACTGAAAAAGTGGTCAAAACTCCACAAAATGCGGTAAAAACGGCAGAAACTAACGAATATCTAGCAGAAATGGCTGAAAATCAGCCGAAAACTACTAGAATCGCAAAAAATCATCCATTTTTCGGTCAATTTGGTTCTAATATGCTCAAAGCGACCGAATTTAACCCTTTTGAGGATAGGTAACATGATTTCAGTCCTAATAGTACTATTAGTGGTCGCATTAGTGTTATATCTGATCTATTACATCGTTGGAATGATATTTCCCGGGCGTGTCCAGCAGATAGTGGGGATTATATTAGCATTAATTTTTTTGATCTACTTGATTAACACTTTGTTGCCGCTGGCGCATGTAAAAATGTGAAATGAACTGGTTACCCATCTGGCGAACAGTACATCATGTATCTGTGGGCATAGGAACAGCAGCCGGAGTTGGTTTAGTTATACCTGTGCCTCCAGTACAGATTGCAGCAGGAGTATTAGCAGTTGTAGCATCTGTTATTAGTCATACAACTCCTGATAAATAATGTTAACATTTTTTAAAATAACTCTTGACATAACTTGATAATAAGGTAATATTAACTATTGTGCTGAATTATATACCTCCATTAGGAGAAGACTTCAGGATAGCTGTTGTTAATCGCGATACAGCTTTGAGAGCGTATCTCAAGGCTTTAAAAGCTGGAAGACGGTATGAAGCGGAGGGAATGTCATTGCAGCGATATGCAATAGACGAACTGAGGACTGAATACATTTTTTGGAGGGATCAGGTAAATAATATCCTGCGGCACGGTGATACTAGTACAATGGTGTATAAACGGTTGATTCCAGTAGATAGGTGAAACTAAAAATGGATTTAACTGTAAGTCATGTCTTCAAGAATCCGTTAACAATAGTTCTTCAAATTCCGCAAGCAATAACCATAAATATGACTCCCGATTTAGTAAAACAACTCGTCGATGCTATCACTGGTTTAATCAATGCTGACAGTGGTAATGCCGCAGCTTTACAGGCTGCTCAAGCTACAATTGCCCAATTGCAGCAAACTGCTCAAGCTTTGAACGATCCAGCATTAGTAGCAAGTGTAAATGCAGCACTCACAGCAGCCGCAGCAGCAGCACCCGCTCCCGCACCAGCAGACAGTGGAACTCCTGCCGCACCAGCAACTCCCTGAAGAACCTCCTCTGCCTAAGAAACTATTTAGCGTGCCAACAGTTAATGATATTGCTAGAGACATACAACTGAGCTAGATAGTCAGTAGCCAAGTTTAACATGAGTTAAACTTGGCATGTTAGACAGGCAACAACAAACTAACACACAGGTCGCTGAGTTAGCCGAGAAACAAATCTCAGTTAACGGGCGACCTGTTTTGTTTGATGGCAATGGACGCGAGATTCGAGCTGAATCAGGCGCGAATACAGGAATTGTTGTTACTAGAGCAAATAGTGGTTTTCTCTTGGGTGGAACGGGTTATGCCCAACATGGTGCATCGTTTAGAAAAAGAGCATTGGCAGCATGGATTCCTTGGGCAGGTTCCCCAGATACAGACATTGTGCGTAATCTACCAGTACTCCGAGCTAGATCACGCGACTTATATATGTCTTACCCATTCGGGAAAGCTGCTATCGAAACTAAAGTTAAAAACGTAGTAGGCACTGGAATCCACTGCATCCCGCTTCCTGATTATGAAGAGTTAGACATGTCTGAGGATGAAGGGATTGAGCTAGGAAAGCTGATATTAAAAGAATGGCACTTGTGGAGTACCGAGCTTTGTGACTGGGAGAGAACCAGAGATCTAACACAGAAACTACAGGAGATTTACCGGACTAAGGAAATGTCTGGTGATGCTCCTGTACTTTTTGCTCATAGGAACGACGGCAAGTATCCGTATTCGCTGAAGATCAGGACTATTGATCCTGATAGGTTAATGAATCCATTCTGGATTCCTGTACCTACATTCGAGCAAAATGTCTGGGGAGGTGTGGAATTAAAGCACTATAATGGTCCCCTAGAAGCGTATTGGATTGCTCAGTTCCATCCACTTGATTACGGTTTACTCCCCCAGATAACCGTACAAAAGTGGACTCGCATCCCTGCGTTTACTGACCAATACCTAACCCGTAATGCCATATTACACTATAACATAGAGCGTCCACAGCAGAGACGAGGTGTTCCACCACTGGCAGTATGTTTTGAGTTAGCCAAGGGGATGCAGAGATTTATTAACGAGAAGATCAGTAAAGAGGTAATATCTAACTTCTTTTCTGTTTTTATCGAATCGCCCATGCCAACCGAGGATGTACTGCGTAATGCTGGATTGGAAGAGGAAGAAATCCGGCAGTTATACAAGGTATTTCCTTACGACATAGCACTTGCTCCCGGTGGAGTGACATTCATGAAACCGGGAGACAAGGTTAGCTTTGCTCAACCAGAGCTAGCTGGAACGGATACCAAAGTATTTACTGAGGTTATGAACTCCATTTGTTCCACTGCTATTGGAGTTCCCTATGAAATTGTGATGATGATGTTTGGGGAAAGCTATTCTGCTGCCAGAGGCGCATTCGAGGAGTTTTGGAAAGCAGTTAAGTTGGAACGGCAACTGTTAATAGATCAGGTATTACAACCTATTTACGAGAATTTCTTAGGTGAGCTAGTGTTAGAAAAGGTAGTCAAGGTTAAGAAGTATTTTACCGATTACCGCATTCGTAAGGCTTTAAGTAGATGTTTGTGGGCAGGGATGGCTCAAGGAACTATCGATCCATTGAAAGACATTCAGGCTGCTATGATGCGGGTCCAGCTTGGAATCAGTACAGTTCAGAAAGAATCGGTAGCTTACAATGGTAGTAACTGGGAAGAAAATGTAATCCAGTTAGCATTAGAGAAAAAGACGTTTGAGGATTCTGATTTAACTTACTTGGCATTTCCCGGTTCGCCACAGTTAATGAAAGAACAGTTAGGAGCACAAGGTGCTAGTCTTGGAGCAGGAGGACAACCACAACCGGGACAGCAACCTAAACCGGGACAACCTCCTAGTGGTCAACCTAAACCGGGGGACCAACAACCTAGAAATACTCAGCCAAAGGCTCCTGCCAAGTGAAAACTGAAAAAGAGTTACCAGATTGGAAACAAAAGCAGAGGCGAATTATTAAAGATGCTGTTACTAATCATGGTTCTACTTTTTGGAAACTACCTAGAACTGGATTTAGGATACCGGAAAATGCGCTTTGGGCTATGAACTCTAGAATGGTAAGAATGTGAAACAATATCCTCACATTGTTAACAAAGTTTTCTATGAACCTTGGTTGATTACGCCGGGAGCCTATGAATCTATTTGTAGAGTATTAGAAGCTAAGTTAGCGGGAGTTGAACCAACTGTCGCATACTTCAATACTAATGGTACTTCAGCAGATTTAACTCAAGTTAATCTTGAAGAAGAATTTAGAGGTTCCAATCTGGAAGGTCACATTGATAACAATTATATCGGACACATTCCTGTTCAAGGAATATTAGCTCACCGGATTGGAAAACTAGAAAGAGTTAGTGGAGCTACCGACTATTTAGATATCAGAAGAGAAACCCAGAAATTGTTAGATTCGGGTGCTAAGGGTTTGATGTACTGTTTCGACAGTTCTGGAGGTGCTGTTCGGGGTTGTCAGGAATTAGCCGACTATATAGCAGGTTTACCAGTACCAACTGCTGCATTTACAGATTCTAAATGCTCATCTGCGGCTTATTGGTTGGCTAGTGCTTGTAACCATATAACAGCTACTAAGACCAGTGATGTAGGTTCCATCGGGGTAATTTTACCTTGGATTGATAAATCTAAGATGTGGGACATGGAGGGAGCAGAGTTTAAAACTTTTGTTAATGATGGAGCTATTCTAAAGGGCGCGGGAGCAGGACCGGGACAACTAACCAAAGCTCAAGCTGATAACATTCAGGAAACACTGGATTTTGTTGGAGATCAGTTTCAGGGTTTTGTTAAAGCTCACCGTGAAGGTTTAAATACCCGACAAGTTTTTAAAGCTGGAACCTACTTTGGTCAACAGGCTAAGGAGGTTGGACTAGTGGATTCAGTAGGTAGTTATACAGAAGCTTATGACTCACTTTTGGCCCGAGTGTCAAAATCATTGGTTCCTGCGCCAATGGAAGCAAACAAGAAGTCAGGACTAATAAAAGGTATGACATTAGAACAACTAAGAGCAGACCATCCTGAGTTGTTTGCTCAAATGGCTCAGGAAACGGAAGCTGCTACTAAAGCTGCTGCACAAGCTGCGGCAGAAACTGAAAGACTCAGGTTAGCTAGTTTGGATGAACTAGCATTTACTCCTGAGAGCAGAGCAATAGTGGATTCGGCTAAGAAAGACGGTCGAAAAGCGGATCAGGTTGCCGTAGAGATTGCTAAATTGTTAGCTAGGGATAATGAACATTTAGCTACTCAGGTTGGAGTTTTGAAAGGCATGGAACCCGCTAAAGGGATTGCTGCTATTGATCCTAATACTAATGAGAGTGAACCATCTGAAAAGCAGCTTTCTAATCGTGTAGCAGCTTACTTCGCCAAACGTAATAACATCACAAGGAACTAAATAAATGGCATTAACTCCTGTTCCCGGCGCACCAGCATTTCAATGGCTAGCTTCTAGCCCAAGAGTTGAAAGGTTTGGTGTTCACCGTAGATCGGTTGTAATTAAAGATATTGCTGTTGCCAATCATTCCGGTTTAACTAATACTCCTACTTTATGGGGAACTGGAGTGTTAGCTGAAGGTTCGGTAATGTCACTTGGTACAGATGGTAACTGGTACATCTATGGTGTTACCTTACCGACAACTACTCCTGCTACTACGCAAGCATTTCTAACGTTAGCTGCTGGTGGAGTTCCGCAAATGTGCATCCTGATTGATCCTATTGATACTACTATCAATGGCGCAGGAAATCCTGTTATGGGTCAGGCATATTTCAGCGGAGATTTTCTATTGAGTTTCCTGCAATTTGCTGTTGGAACTAGTTTTTCTGCTACAGGTGCGGGCAGCATAGGTGGATTTATGCGAGCTAATGATCTGATCATTGAGGGAACGACTCAGGTTATTCCCGGTACATATCCCGGTCAGTATCAAACGAATCCTCCGGGCTATGGATACTCTATACCAAGGGAGGATGCTCCTGTTTAGGAGGGTTATACTTTATGGCATTAAACTTAGATCTGTATAGGACGACGGTTCTCTTAGAGGCTATCCGTCTCACTCCTATTAAACAGACTTTCTTGAGAGATAACTTCTTTCCGGTAGTCAAGGAGTTCATAACAGAGGATTGCATCGTCGATCTAAAGCGTAGACAACGTGCAATGGCTCCTGTAGTTAGTAAACGCAGGAGAGGTCAGGTTGTAGAACGCTATCCCTATTCGAGCTTCCGCGTTGAGCCTCCTACCATTCAACCAGTGAGAACATTGGATTTGACTGATCTGGAGAAGAGAATGCCGGGAGAAGATTTGTTTCAGCCGATGACCGTTGAAGAGCGGCAGATGCAGATGTTAGCAGAAGATACTGATGAACTCCTTGAACAGGTTGATAGGCGCGAAGAGTGGATGTGTGCTCAAGTGCTGCTTAATGGTAGTATCACTGTTCCAAGTGATGATCCATTGGATCAGTATGAGTTCAGTGTTAACTACAACTTTACGCAAACTACTACTTTAACGGGTGCTGCGTTGTGGTCAGCATACACGACTAGTAATCCGTTCATGGACCTCAAGAATGCAGTAGTCAATGTCAGCAAAAATTCGGTTGTTATTCCCGATACTGCTGTCATGTCTACTGTTACTTGGCAGTGGTTTGTTGCTAGCCAGCAAGTTCAGCGTACTTTGTTTGCTCGCCAGATTAACATTGGTGAGATCCGTCCCGGCGAACGTCCATTCCCCGGTGCAGTTATGGTTGCTAGATTGTCCGATCCCGATATAGCAATTTGGACTTATAACGAATGGTTCCAAGATCCTGCTAACAGTTATACTAATCAGCCTTTGATTCCTGATGGCAAAGTTATTGTACTGTTGTCGAAAGCAGGAGGTAACAATAACCGGATGTATTGCTCGGCAGTCAAGCAAATGGACCCAGAGACAACGCAGTTTAAGACCTATGAAGCGCGACGAGTGCCACGGGTCTGGGCTGATGTTAACGATCAGGTTCGCAAATATAGCATTACCAGTAAGATTCTTCCTGCGCCAGTGGACGTTGCTAACTGGCAAGTATTAACAGTTCTGTAACAGCTAGCTATGGCTAGTAAAAAGGAAACGGAGATATGGCTTATAGAGCATTAACAAATATTATCTGGCATAGTGATCATAGAGGTTTTGATGAGGTTGATATGCCTATCTTGGACCGAGTGGAATTGTACGGTCCAAAGATGGATGGAGATCAGGAAGTAGAGCCGGGAAATTTGGTTCCTACTATAGTGCCTTTAGATGTAGTAAAAGAGTGGGCTAAGAGAGGTTTAGTTAAAGAGTCTCCCGATGAGGAAGCTCCCGAAATACAATCTATTCAGCCTACCTTTTTAATGCCTTTGACTCCACAACAGGAAATGTTATCTCGGCAAGTGCAGAGAGTAACCAGACCAACTCCTATAGCTGGAAAGAATGTTAAGCCAAAGTGATTTCAGAGATGTATTCGAGGAAGATCTGGAAGATACTTTTCTGGAAATGGAAGAGTATGCTGAAGCTAGAGAATTTGTTACTAGAGGATCAAATAATACTCGAATCGTTTCTAATAAGAAAGTTATCTGGAATCACGATTCACTTCGCAATCTACCAGCAGTTGTGACCTATGGACAGTTAATGGTAGGAGATGTGTTAGTTTTAACTCGAGTTAAAGATTGGCCTAGCAGACCTTTAAGAGGACAGATGATCTGGTCGCCTAGAGATACAGCTTGGACTGTTATATTCTGTCAGATGATACTTCATCGAGCATATCGGATTGGATTACAACAAGCAGAACCGACTATGTAAGTATGGCTAATCGGACGCTAATAACGGTAACTCCATTAGGTTTTGAACCTGCCTTGTTAGCATTTCGCACAATGCCTAAAAAAGCTCAGATAGCTATTAAGTATGCTATCATAGATACAGTTGAGTATACTGCTCCTAGAGTAATCAGATCGATTACTAATGCTTATGCTATCACTAGAAAATCGCTTCTGGATCAAACACATGCAGCTAAGTTTCAGTTAATAAAAATTAAGCCTAAACAGGAAGGTGGAGAGTTGCGGGGAGGTATTATTACTAGGAGTACTCGTTTTCCTGAGATGCGATTTACAGTCGATCCAAAGCAGCCTCCTAGTCAAGCGGGAGTTCCTGTTATTAATCGAAAGAATATTTCGGTATCCACAATCAAAGGAACTTACCATATCGGATCTAGGAACATGTTTTTAGCTAAGATGGCTAGTGGACATATAGGTGTATTCAGACGAAAAGATCCAAAGCGAAAAGCTAGAACTGGTAATTGGGCTATCGAAGAACGGTTTATGATTAGTCCATCTGAGATGATTCGAGGGCATAGGATTAGAGGTTACTTGCAAACAGTGATGGATACTAGGTTTGCTGAACGGTTGAACTACCAGATTAAGAGACAGTTACTACATCCATGAATACTGGTGGAGGCATAGAGATAGTCTTAGAGGATGCATTAGTGGATTATATATCCAATTGGACTAACGATGAGACTCTAAAGATTAAATATCATTTGGTTGATCCTAATGATTCTACTGCCGCTTCTTTAAATGGACAAGCAGTTGGGACTCCTGCTGTTTATTCCAGTATGGTTCCAAAGCAGATAACCGGGACTGTAGATATCAATACGATTCCGGTTTTTCCTTTTGTACTTTGTTATGTTACAGAGGGAATAGATCAAATCCCAGAGGGTTGTATCTACACTAAAATTGTGGTTGGCACTTGGGATGATGATGTAAGCTATCAAGGGAGGCGCGATTGTCTCAGGTTGTTAAGGAAGGTAATTAGAAAGATTTGGTATGTGAATACCTTGATTGATAGTTTTCAAATGGAAAACGAAACGAGGTATAAAATATACGAATCACCGGAAGTAACCTTTCCTTACTTTATGGCAGAAGCAACGCAAGGTTGGAGATTGAGAACTCCTATTACTATATCGGAAGGTGATCTAGAAATTAATTTTCCATCTTTGCCGGATGGCACTATGAGACAACCTATTATTAAAGGAGTAGGATCAACCTTTACTGGTTCGCCTGTGGATTATAACCCTAGCTTTGGAAATTAAAAAATGAATGATGTTAGTCAAGAAGCAATGATTTATGTAGGTCCGACTAGCAGTAAGTTAGGACTACAGAAATTTCAGATTTATAGTCAGTTGCATGAAAATGTAATTGATACTCTGGCGGATAATCCCGCGTTGGGTGTTTTACTTCGCCCTTTGAGTGATTGGCCTAAGATCAGAGATGAAGTAACTAGTGGTATAGCGGGATCAGTTACTCATGCGGCAGAACAATTAATTAAGGATGGAGTATTATAATGCCTATTAAACACGGCGCATTTTGGAATGTTCTTCCGACGTTATTGCGTATTACGCAAACTGCGGATGTAGATGTTCCAGTTTTTATTGGTCTTTGGCCCGTACATAGAATTGTGGGAGGCGCAACTAATGTTGATCAGGTTTATGTTGCGTTAGATGCTGGAGATACTTTAGCTAATTTTGGTTATGATCCTAACTTTAGTGTCTGGACAGGATGCGAAGCATATTACGCTTGCTTCACTCTTTTTAATGCTAACGATAAGCCTAGTCCTATTTTCTCCAATGTATTCAATCCAGCAGTTCATTTTACTGCCGTTCCTGCTAGTCAGTTAGTTTGTAACAATGGAATCATAACAATTCCCTTTGCTACGGCAGATGTTATTATTGATTCGGTTGTAGTCAAGAATACGGCTGGAACAGTAACGTTAGTAAAGGGAGTTAACTATATAGCTGGATATGACCAAAGTAACAATTTTGTTATTACTATTCTTGATCCTAGTCCTACGACTACTTATACTGTCAGTTACAACAAAGCGAATCCAGCAGCAGTTGTATACAGCACTATTGTAGGTGGAACGGATGTTAACAATGTTAATCATGGACTAGCGGTAATTGAGGATGTATTTCCCAAGTTGAGTATTGTTCCCGGTATCTTGTACGCACCGGGATGGATGAACAATGTTAATGTTGCTTTAGCAGCCGACGCTAAGGTTCAATTGGTTAACGGTATCTTTAGATGCCGGACTATGATTGATATTGATAATCCAACTACGGCTAAGAGTCCTCAAGGTGCATTAGCTTGGAAGGGTACTAATGCTACTGTAGATAGCCGGGAAGATTTATTCTGGCCGCCCATCTTGCAAGCTGGAGTTTTGAATTTTCATGCTGGGACTTTGTGTGCGATTCAGGAAGGAGTTGTATCCTTTGATAAAGCACCGGGAGGAGGTTCGCCTGTTCCATACTGGGGTATTAGCAATAATCTTCTTCCTATTACTGGAATTGCTCTGTCAGACGGTACTCCAATCAAGGTTAGTCAGAATGATGCGACTTTTCTTAACTCCAATGGAATTATAACATTTCAGCAGTTTAGAGAGGGTTGGTTTACGTGGGGGGATCGGACAGCAGCCTACCCAGTATCTAATGATGTAACTCAAGTTTATAGCATTGTTCAGAGAGAACTGGATTGGATTGGTAATTCACTGGTGTTAACTCTGCGTCCGTTCGTAGATAATCCCGGTAACTTTGCTACTATTGAATCTATTATGTTAACTGCTCAAGTCTGGTTAAGCAGCTTGGTTAGCAGTGGAGCATTGCTTAAAGGACTAATAGAATTTCTGCAAGTGGATAACCCGCTTAATAGTCTGCTATCTGCTAGGTTGGTATTCCATTATCTCCTGACTCCTCCGTTACCAGCAGAAGATATTGAGAACAATTTGGAGTTTGATGTTACTGGATTAAACAATTTGTTCTCGTTAGTCAGTGCATCTGCTACATCTGGTGTAGCATCTGGTGGAGGATTAACTGTCCAGTAACTTTAACATAAGTTAAACGTATGAGTCTAATTCCAAATCAGGTTAATAACTTCAGACTGTATGTTAATGGGACGGTTTACTTAGGTATTGCGGATATTACCTTGCCTCCTATTATTAACCAGACTGATGAGTTAAGGGGTGGTTCGTTAGGTGGTCCGATGATGATTCCTGTTATCGGGCATACTGAGGATCTAACTCTAACTATGACGTTTTTTTCCATGTTTCCCGGCGTAGAAAGTTTCCTACAGCAAACTAGCCAGAACTTAGCCGCGCATGGGGTTGTTCAGTATTTGGATAATACTTCTAATCAGTTCAGTAAGATTCCTTGGAATTTTACCTTTACCTGTTTTCCCAAGGAATTTAATCCCGGTAGATGGCAACAAGGAGCCAAACCGGACATGACAGTATCTAGGATGGTTAGTGCGTTGCAGATCTTTAACAATGGTAAGCGTGTTTGTTACATCGATAAGGGGAACTTAATATTCGAAGTGGATGGTGTTGATTATTTAGCTCAAGATCGTGCTTGGTTATGAGTCTATTTAATTCAAATGGTGGTACTCTTATCAGTGCTGCTGGTCCTTTGCCGTATTGCACTATTGAAACAATAATGCCTACTTCCCAAGCTACATCTACCGTAGGAGGAGATTGTAGTTTAATACAGGGAATTGGTTGGTTGATAGTAGGTAATGCTACTGCAACGGGTACAGTTAACTTACAGAAGAAAGGACCAGATGGTACATATCGTACAATTGCGGCTAGTCCATTTCCTCTGACCATTACTAACAATATTATTAGTTCAGGTGGAATTTTAGCTGAGATCGGACATGGATATCAATTCTCAATTGCTATAACAGCGGGGGGATTAATTGTTTGTGAGTTGATGGGACTGTCTGAAATTGGTGAATAATTTATGCAAAACGGAGAAAAAGCGGTATATAAACTACAAAAGCCTTGGAGTCTTCCAGACGGAAGATCCTTGGAAGAAGTTTCCATTGATATTGATAAGTTGAATAGTGGTGATATGGATTCCTTGGAACTGGAATACGCAGCTATTTTTCAAGGAGCAAATCCGGCTAATGGTATTTTTCTCACTGATAGCAAATATCAGATGATGATAATTGCTCGTATTAATGGTACTGTCTACGATAATACTCGAAGCATAGGAGCACGCGACCGTTTGTTAATGTTGCGCGAGTTCATGCGTTTTTTAGCACTACCTGCCTAAAGGATCATCCATTTAGACAAGTTGTCTATGATCACAAAGGCAAACATGTTATCGAAAAAGGTAGTCCTGTTATCTATTCGGGATCGGTTCGGTCAGTAGTTATCCGAATGGCGAAGTATACTACTACTCCAATGTCATACTTTTACCGGATGCGTTGGAGAAAGTTTATGGCACATTTTCAGGAGATAGCGGAAATGGCTAGGGCAGAAAACGAGGAAGCAGTAAAGTGGTCTGATCCTGCCGCCGGACTAGCAAGATTTAATCCAAATGCCGGTAGGTAAATTTTATGTCTGAATATATACCAGCAAGAAAAGTTCCTGCTTATGGAACTGTTTTTGATTCGGTATTGGAACATACTGTAATTTCAAATATATTAGCAGGAAAATGTCTTTTTGACGAGATAATGCAAGGGGTTCCTTTAGTGGTATACCATCCTAATGATTTTGTACCTGTTGATTTTAAACTTTCTTATAATGATAATAGGATTGTTTATGTAGAAGCGAAACCTAGATATCGTGCGGATGAATTACGACATATGGTTAGTTTCGCTCTTTCAAAAGGGTATACTTTTTATGCTATGGATATTTTGGATAGAGAACTTGATACATATATAATAGTTCATGATTGGAAAATAAAATTAGATGAATTAAAGCTGTTTGAAGTAAGGAAGAGAAATGCCCGGTAATCTAATACAGACTACCTTAGCTATTGGAGGACAACTTCTTAGTTCTCTTCCAGCTAGTTTTCGTCAGGCTAGTAATTATCTTACTCGTTTGCAAAGGCAAGCTTTAGGAACGACAACTGCCTTTGGTGGAATGTCGCGAAGCTTGTTAGCTTTTGGCGGAGGTTATGTAGCTCTTTCTAGTGCTAACAGTTTATTGACCCAAGCTATAAACAAATACAAGGAAGAGGCAAATCTAATCACTAACATTCAACTTCTTCTGAAAAATAATACCTTGGTACAAAAGGAAGGAGCCAACGCTTACCAAACTCAAACAGATGAAATAGTTAAGCAGAGTAAACTACTACAGGAACAAACCGGAATACACCATACTATATTTGAACGGGGTTCTGCCATATTAGGAACTTTTCATTTTTCGGGTAAAGCTATTGAAGAAGTTAATTCTCAAATACAGGATCTAATAGCTTTCCAAGAAAAGATGGGAGTTTCGGCTGAAGAAATGCCAAAGGATTACGAAGCAATCGGCAAGGCAGTTCAAACCGGAATGGCGCGACCATTGAAAGCAGTGGGCATTGAGTTAGATGATATAACTCAGCGTGCCATGCATATCAATGCTCAATGGGGAAATTACTCTGCTAACTTAAAGATTGTATTAGATGCTCTTACAAAAACTTATGGAGGAGCAGCAGAAAGATTTAGAAATGATCCTTTAACCAAGATGATGTATCAGGCAGCAAAAGCGCAAGCTTTAATGCTGAATCAGATACAGATAATGGGTAAACCCGCTTTAGAATTACAACAGAGATTTACTATTCTATTTTCACAACTCTTACCAGAAGTTGTACCTTATGTTACTAAGGCACTGGAATCCATGAATGAAGTGTTGAAGTATATGGGTTCACAGATGACTACTAAGGTAGTCCCGGTATTCAGAGAATGGTTAGCTAAAGGTTGGCAGTTAATTCTAAAGACCATCCAATGGTTTAAGCAAAATTGGACTTGGTTAAAAGAGTTAATCAAGTGGTTCTTATTGTGGCGATTAGGCATGACTGGATTAGGAATAGCTTTGTGGGCATTGATAAGTCCATTAAAGCAGATCCAGATTATCTTCACGATGTTTGGTAATCCGTTCGGCGCGGCTATAGCAGGAGCATTCGCGTTAGGAGGAGCAATTCTCTGGGTTAGAAAACACTATTACCAAACGCTAGATGCATTAGATACTCTCAATGATCGCTTGTTTGGGACTCCTAAGAGATTCAGGGATACTGGGTATGTTCACCAGAGAGTCTATCCTAAAGGAGTTGTACCGAGAGCACTTCCAGTTGTTAACTTTAAGGATTCGATTGGCTACAAATTAAGGGAAGGTATCAAAGGATGGTTAAGAGACATTTGGAATGATATAACAAAATGGACTTTACAATTTATTGATTGGTTAGGAGCACAATTTGATTTTGTATTTAAATGGATGGTTGAGTTGGGTAAAGGAGCATGGAAAGGATTGCTAGATTGGTATAACAATGAGTGGTTAGCTGGATGGAAAAAGACTTCTGAGAACTGGCAGATAATAATTAAGGGGATGGGCGATTGGATTCACGATCATATCCAGACTCCATTAGAGAGTGTTAAGAAAATATTAGATCAGGTTGGAGATGCTTGGAATAAGTTCTGGGGACAAAACACGCATGGAGTAATGACTCCCGGTCAACAAGGAGGAGACGCGGGAGCGTTTTATGCAGGAGGACCGGGAGGGGGAGGTGGAGCACAAGGTAGATGGGTTGGTACTATGAATTACCAACCTGGGATTAACTTCACTCACTTTGGTTATGAAAAGCCCGGTCAATTCGGTTATGATACTAGATCGGCTAGAGGCGAGGGTGCTTTCATTAAGCACATGGTTCCCGGTTATGATGTAGCATTAATAAAACAGTTAGCTGATATATGGCATTTACAAGGTGGAGATGTATTTACCTATATGGGACGCAAGTTCCGGTATGGTGATGTAGTTCCACAAGGGTATTGGCGAAACGGAATGTGGCATCAATACCGGGATTTAAGGTTCGATGTATACGATCCTTATAATCAATTTGGGGATCATCCGTTTACTACTAGGACTATTTCCTCACAGAATCAGCAACAAAAAACTCATCTCCAACAAACGTTAGATGCGGCTCAGAAAGCTTTACAGAACAACACTAATAGACTTAACTACAATGATAACTCTACTATTCATGTACACGAGGCAAATGGGCTACAATCACGTTATTCGTCGATCCGTAGGAGAAGTTTGCAACATTTCAGAGAAGCATTAGCTGATGCTACCTTCGAGGTTAATCGTCGAAGCTTTGGCTACTCTAACTATCTTGGATGACTTACCAAACTACCGGGGGAGATACTTGGGATCTGATTAGTTTCAGGTTGTTTAACAACGAATATTTCATGGATCAGTTGATAGCAGCTAATTTAACTTATGTTAATACGGAAGTGTTCGATCAAAATGTAATAATCCAGATTCCGCAAGTGTTAGTGCCACAAAACATATCGCCCGTAGTCTGGGGTAACATAGTCAGGTATTCATGAGTTTCTTTGATATAGCTCAAGGTAGCGTTAGTGGTATCAGTGGAATACTGGTATATCATACTACCTTGGATATTACTATTGGAGGAATAGATGTAACGAAATTATTTCCAGCTATTAATACAATATCTTTGCACTATGAAGACGTTATCGCATTTCAGGCTGATACACTTGAAATCATCTGTCCCGATATCCACGATCAACTTATCAAAAGCAAATGGCTCAAGAAAGGTATTAAGCTTAATGTTAATATTCATGTTTGGAATGCGGATTATCCCGGTAGTCATGTGGTTATTCGTTGCGGAGATTTTGAGATCGATGTTATTGAACAGGTTGGACCTCCCACACAACTCAGAATATCAGCGACTTCCATTCCGATCAGTGGGCAGTTAAAACTAACTTGGGTTTATCAGATATGGCCGGGAATTAGTATTAAAGACATTGCTAGTCAGGTAGCGGCAAGAAATCACATAGGATTTGTTTGGGATGCTCCGAATACTAAAAACGTTCCGATGGAATCGTTTACTCAGAACTACGAAGCAGATTTGACAATGGTTTCCCGTTTATGTCGCGAGCATGGATTAGCAATGGCAGTCAAGGATGGTAAGATGATAATTTTTGATGAGCAGATGTATGAAACAAAACCTGCCGTCTATACGCTTAATTTTACTAATCCAACTGTTATTAAATTAGTTCGGTGGAAGTTAACAACTAAGTCACAGGATATCTACAACCAAGCTCAATATTTAGAATACAATCCTAATACGGCACAGCTTACTGGAGCAGCCGTAGGAGTTCCTGATGATAATACAACAGGGACGAAGGAGTTAGTTACTAAGCTGGGAAGCATGAGTGATCCAACTACTTCTGGAGAAGCTGGAACTGGTGGAGACTTAGGAGAGGGAGATTAGTATGCCGGGAACAATACCAGAGGTAGATCCCAAAGTTGCGGCAACTGCTAATCAGTTAGATATGGCTATCGCTTTATTACGTAGTCATAACATGCATGAGTTTCGTTCAACTGTTAGCTTCCCCGGTACAGCTAATTGGCCGGGAACTAATATAGCAATAACATCAGGAGTAGTAATTAACATAGTAGGAAAAGGATTGTTTGATGGTAGATGGATTGTTGAGATTGTTAAACATACTGTAATAGAATCTAAACTGGAAACTGAGGTTCAAGTTCGTAAGTGCATTGATACCGATACTTATAAGAAATTGTCGAGCCAAATTCCTTTGCCTAATCCAGCAACTGCGGGAGGACCAGTAGCTAGTACAACAGGGCAGTAATATGTATTTGGAGAGGTTTGATAAACGGCATTATCTGGAAGGAGTTGTCCGATACGGCAGGATAACCCGTGTGGATTCTGCCCGTTGTGCGGCAACTGTTACCTATCCTGATATGGGTTATCAGACTAACTATCTACCGTTTCTACAGCGGAATACTTATGGTCATCAAACCTATGAAGAACCAATAGCGGGTGAAACTGCGGTTGTTTTGCATCCCCAGAACTCACCTAACTGGGGAGTTATATTAGGAAGTATCTATAACAAAAACAATCCTCCTCCCCAGAACTCAGCTACCCAGCGTGGAATATGGTTCAAGGATGGAACTTATATAATTTACGATACAGCTAGCGGAGGTAACTATACAATACATGCGGTTGGGAAGGTTACAATTAATGCTGCAACAAGTGTAACCATCACTGTTCCTAACATCAAGTTAGCCGGGGATGTGGAGATAACCGGAAACCTGACGGTAGATGGATCTACTACTACCGTACATGATATTAACATATTAGGAACGGAAACTGGAGGAGGTCCAACGTGATTGGATTATACGGCATACCTCCGTTAGGTGTAATATTCCAATCTGGCACAGGTAACATTACTACCTTTGATGACTTACGTAAGACAACACGCGCCAGATGGGGAGTACATGAAATTTTTCAAGGCAAGCCACAGTTAGAATATGCAGGAGCGGAACTAATAGAGTTAAGTTTCTCAATGAACTTTATTAAGCCAATGACTACAGATCCAACTGCGGCAATGTTTATCCTAGAGGAGATGATGGATTTAGCTATACCGGGACCGTTTGTGGTAGGACTCAAGCCGATGGGTCGAGGCATGTCTTTGTTTGTTATGGAAGAATTGGAAGAGAATCCTAAGTATTTTTTTCAGGGAGGTGGAATTATAGGAGCAAGCGTACAAGTTAAACTTAAAGAATATCCCGATAACTTTCTCAATACTTTGTTAGGAGCATTGGGAGGGTTAGGTGGATTTAATCCAGCTAACTTCAATCCTGATGTAGTTGCTCCAGAAGTTCCTGAACTTGTTAACAACGAAGCTGCTGCTGCGCTTCCAGCAGTTAAACCAATTACTAGTGTAGCAATAGCAAGTAGATTGTAATGTTAACTTATGTTAAATGTAGCTAACTGGATTATTACCGATGCACAGGGAAATTTGATAATTAATCCTAATAACTACTTTGATCTAGCCGCAACCGGACTTAATGAAGTTTTACAGAACATCCGAGTGATAATGACAACCAGAGTAGGACAGGTTCAGTTAGATAGGAGATTAGGGATGCGTTATAATTTTGTGGATGCTCCTATCAATATAGCAGAGTTGCTGATAGTGACTGAAGTGTGCGAGGCATTAACTCACTTCGAGCCTCGGGCGACCTTCAAACGAATCCAGTTTGCTCCATCTGTTACTAATCCCGGCGAGTTGGATGTTAAGTTAGCAGTTAATATTGACCAAAGTGAATTGAGTTTGCCTAATGGCTAGTAGCACCAGATTCCCTAATCTGACCGTTCCTGTTATCTGTACGACAGATCCCGCGCAGATAGCAGCACAGATCATTACGGAATATGAAGCAGACTTTCTAGCAGTTCAACAGATAGCTAAAAACTTAGCACCGGGAGATCCTGTCAGGTTAATTCTCCTGCGAATGGCAGCAAGAGAAAGCCAATACCGTAGTCTGCTTAACTTCACTTTCCAGCAAAATTTTATTATCTCTGCTATAGGTAATAACCTCGACGCTATAGGAAGTAACTACGGTTCTGGTAATACGCTGGGAACTAACCTGAGTGGTGAAAGGTTAGCTGCTAGTGCAGCAGTTACTACTCTACAGTTTTCTTTAAGTGTAGCAATTAATGTAGATGTTCCAATACCTCAAGGAACAATTGTAGCTTCTGGTCCTGCCCAGTTTGCTACGTTAGCTGCTGCTACTATTACCGCAGGAACCGCTTCTGTTTCAGTAGCAGCACAGTGTACTCAGACTGGAATTATAGGTAACGGTTACACAGTTGGTCAAATTAGTCAGATTACTAACTATGGTTTGCCGTTTGTTATTACTGCCAGTAACACTACTGCTACTCAAGGAGGTTCGGCTGCTGAATCGGATGATGCTTACGCTCAACGATTAGCGTTACTGCCGGGAGCATTCAGTTGTGCAGGACCAGCAGGAGCCTACAAATATTGGGCTAGAACAGCTTCCAGTGCTATTATCGATGTTAGTATCCTGACTCCTGATACTACTCCTAGTGTTGCCGCAGGAAATATTAATGTCATTCCTTTACTAGGACCAGCAGGAAGTGGTTCGGCTAATCAGATTCCCGGTTCGACTTTTTTAGCTCAAGTTGCCCAGATATTCAATAATGATATCAGACCGTTGGGTGATGTTGTTACTGTTATAGCACCAACTGCGACTACTTATAATGTTACCGGAACTTACTACATTGATCCTGCCAATGTTGTCTTGCAACCTACTATTGATGCCAATGTTCAGGCAGCCGTAACTACTTTCATTAATTATACTGCCAGCAGGATAGGTCGCGATATAGATCCATCTTATCTGACTTTTTTGGTTATCCAAGCTGGGGCTAGTGATCTAGTATTAACTGCTCCAACTAGAACAGTATTAGATTCTGCTCATATTGGAATCCAGTCAGGTACAATAGCAATGACTTACGGAGGTCCACAGCTATGAGTGTTGATCTCCTATCCAGTAAGTTCAACGATCTGTTGCCTCCTTCAATTAACTTCGATCCTAACATCATATCCATTGGTGATGTTAGTGATATAGAGCATGTTGCCTTATTGCCTATTGTAGCTCAAGTTCAGGTATTATCGAATCTGGCTGCCCAACCGGAGAACGTACTGGATTTGATGGCATTCCAGTTTGGTGTTTTGTTCTATGCTCAAGCTAATACGATCAGTGATCCAGTTGCTAGGTTAGCTTTAAAACTTCAACTGATTCAAAATTCTTTTAACTTTAATCGAAGATTAGGAACAGTATCGTTGATGGTACAGTTACTTAATACTATCTATGGAGGTTTGTTTTTGCAGGAGTGGTATCAGTATGGAGGGACGCATGATCACTTCAGGATACTAACTCCGGTCGTTTTACCTTCCGATGTACAAGCTAACATTGTTACGACGATGCTCACGATTAAACGAGCATCCCAGACAATGGAGGGTTTCTACCTTGTAACTACTGCACCAACGAGTTTTTCTCTAGTTCCCGGTTGCTATGTACAGGAATGGTTGTGGACTCCGCTAGGTAGTATTAACTTGAATGCGGAGTTTGTTGCTTTGCATAGCAGCATGGTTGCTAATGCTAATGTACAAACTTCCTCATTGATTGAAGTTATTCAGATTGGAGCAGCTTTAACAGCTACCGCTCGGCAATTATTTTCTGGTGCGATGGTAGGAACTATCGCGGCACGCATTACTATAACTGCTACGGAAAGACTCTTGCGTGCAATCCTAGTTTTAATCAAGGCAGGACACGGGTAATATGCCTAACTTTGTTACTAATACTATTACAGCATTGGGAGCAGCCCAGATAGCTGCTACTTCAACTTCGCAACCGTTAGTCATTACTCGTGTTGCTGTGGGTAGTGGAATTGCTACAGGTAATCCAGCAGCCCAGACTGCGTTGGTTACTCAGGTAATGAACCTGATTCCACAACCTCCTAGTACTGCGGCTAATGATCTGCAACCGGGAGAATTTGAGGTTAATGCAACCTTGGATTCAGCTAATGTAGTTTCTCCGTTTAGTTTAACTGAGTTAGGAGTGTTTGCTAAAGTAGGCGCAGGATCAGAACAGTTGTTCTGTTACTGTCAGGCTACCTCACCCTATGATACTATTAATCCCGGTTCTGGTGCGGGTAGGTTACAAGTTAATGTCACTGTTCCAGTAGTGGTAGGAACTGGAACGAGTGTCAGTATAACCGTACAAGCTGGGAATCCTGTCTTTGTTCCTCCGGTAGTTGCTGGTCCCGGTATTGTAGTAACTGCTCCGGTTGATGCATTAGGCAGAGTAACAGAGTGGATTGTCAGTACTCCGATGCTGACACAATCTACTACATTATTTGTTAAGCCGGGAAATCCTAACGTTGCTCCTAACTTTTCTTCGATTCAGAATGCGGTGAATTATCTGAATCAATATACGTTAGCACCGGGAGTCACTATTAACATTAATGTTAGTGGGGATACTTATGCTGGTGCTCCGGGAATGGCTAATATAAATCATGTTAATGGTACACAAATTAATCTGTTAGGGCAAAGTCTTCCTGATGTAAATTTTACAGGATTTGGTTCAGTTACAGGTTCAAATGGGAACTGGAGTGTACAGTTAACCGGATGTAGTAGTACAGTTAACATTGTTGTTGGACGATGGCTTAATATGTATTTTATAGCAGGATCGTCTAATTTTTCCAGTGCTATAATGGCAGGGTTTTATCAAGTAACAGCAATCTCAGGATCTACTGTTACTGTTCGTGTACCTTTCCGACAAGCATCTTTTCCAAGTTTAGCTGGAAGTACTGGAGGAGTATTTACACCTATTAGTACACTCCTGCAACCTACTCAAAATCAATTCGGAATTGTTGTAGGATCACATGGGATTAATACAATCCAGAACATAGGACTTGTACCACAAGCTGCTCCTACAGGTAATAATGCTCCTGTAGGTATTTTGTTTTATGGACTCTGTAATGGATTAGTTAGATGTGGAGTAAGTGGATTTCTTAATTCTAATCTTTTATTGAATGGTGGTTTCTATATCGCTAACAATACAAACGTAGAGATATATAACTGTACCGCTTCTAATAATAACAATGGAATAACAATATCAACTGGACAAGCAACAGGCGCAGCTTTGGGCTTTACTAATAACTTGCAGTTTGGTATATGGATAGCTTTTGGTGGAATGGCATATCTTGCTCCATTAGAAGTAGGAACTAAATGGGTTTTTGTAGCTGGAAACGGTAATCAGGGAATAAATTGTGGTGGTAATTCTCAGTTAGTAGTAACAGGGAATTATCCAGGTTCACCTCCCGCAGCATACTATGCTTTTCTCTGGTGCGTCTGGAACAGTAGTTATGGATTAGGGCTTGATCTTAAATCTTATCTCTTGATGGGAACTACTAATGGTTTTCTTGCTCAGAGTAATGTTACCTATGATATAGGAATGTTTAATCTGAGTAACATAGATGGATTGGGTAATGTAACTGGAACCAGAATCTTTAACTTTACGCCGGGAGTGTTAACTGGAAATGGATGGGCAAATTGATTGTAGATCCACATAACTTGTTTATCAGGATAGTAAAAGGTCGCGCTAAACGATTTTATATCCGATTTGGTAGTATAGCTTGCACTCCTCTATCTATTATACCCTCACCTTATTATGATCCTGTAGTAACAGCAGAGAGCGGGATGTATCCTACTATCGTAACTCCTGCACACAAAGCATGGAATCCAACCAATATAACAACTTGGTGGTTTGCATTCGAGATCCTGTTTGCCGACAGGCAATCTATTGTAGCCTACAACCCGATTACGAACTTGGGAGATCCTACCCAAGGAATTTTGCTTTGGTATCTAAAACCGGAGGATACCCAAAATATAAATCCACAGAACGGCACTTTCGAAATGACAGTTACTACTGGCGACAATATGACTAACTCTTTGTGTACCGGAGTGGTAGCTTTGGTTGGTAACACTGTAGGACAGATGGTTGCACCTCTACTGGTAACTTGATATGGACATGTTTGCCTATACTGATAATGTCGGGAATCAGAACTTGGTGGAATGGAATGAACCGGGACTAACCATCATTCTTAATACGTTAGGTATAACTCCTCAAATGGTTCCACCGGAAGGGCTAGGCTTGACCAATGAAACAGTCATAGTTGGCCATGATATCGAATCTTTGATTACCGCAGTTCAGGCTAATGGACAACCATTTAACTTGTCGGGAGTAACAGAAGTTAACTTCTATGCCAAGCTGCGACCTACGGATACTACCTACGTTTTCTTTAAAACTTTAACAAACAATCCGGCAGACATTATTATCGAGTCTCCTCCCAGTGCCGGATTGATAGACGTTTTCACTCGTATTGCTGACTACTCTAACCTAGCAGTTGGCACTACAATGTTTCTCTATGTTGACTTTATTAACAACTTAGGGAATCCCGAGAACATAAGCAGATGGACATTAACCATCGTTAATTGATATGGCTAATCAACCAGCAACTTGTACGATCACTCCTGCCGCAACGGTAGGAGTAGTTTCCGAAAAGAATGTTGGGAAGGATTGGATTGAGGATTATCTCAGTCCCAATTTCTAAGATAGGAGTCGAGAGAATATATGGCATCTGGTACAGGTACATATCTAGCAGCAAAGCTGCTTAACCAATTGTTCAATGCTACGGCATACACCTTTGTTTCGAGCATTGATTTAGCGTTGTACACTACTGGTGGTATTACTGCTGGTGGTGCGGGAACAGAAGTTAGTGGTACTGGTTATGCGAGGTTGCAGGTAACATGCAACACAACTAACTTTGGTACGACAGCTACTAACAGCATTAACAACTCCACAACGTTGTCGTTTGCGGCTGCTGGAGGAGCATGGACTGTCGCGGTTACCTTGGCTATCTTCGAGCATGGTAACAGTAACTTGCTGTTCTTTGGAGATCTGGCAGCATCCAAGACTCTTTCGAGTGGTGATGTGTTCCAGTTCACTGCAACTAACCTCACGATCACTCAAAGCTAATTCTAATACTCATCTAAAGAAAGTTCGCGCAAGCTTTTTAACTTGAGTTAAACGGAGTAGGATTAACTATGATACACGAAGCTAGTTGTAAGATTGAGGTGGATTTAAAGAACGCTAATATTAACATTATGGGAGTAGGAGCAGAACCTCCTATTCCCAGCGATGAAGAGTTGTTATCGGTATTTCCCGATTGGATAGCTAGAGGTAAGATTTTTCTAGGTAGGATTTATCAAGCTGAAGGTAAGTCCGGTAATGATCCTGTAACTCCACAACAGATGTTTAAGTATGGAATGAAGTTTGTTATTTGTGAAGCTAAGAAGTCTGCTGGAATTGTTTGATGGCATACGTCTTTCCAATTAAGGTAGCTGCTAATGGTCGTACTCTTTGTGATCAGAACGGTACTCCTTGGCCTTTACTCTGTGACGCTGGTTGGGGAATGTTAGCTTACTTGAATCCAACTCAGCAAGCTACCTACTTTTCTACTAGAGCCACACAAGGTTTTACTGCGGTAATGTTTTGTGCGCCGGGAGGAGTATATGTAGCTGGATATAATAATTTTCAGTCTTACGATGGTCAGGTTCCATTTACTACTGCTGGGGATATATCCACTCCTAATGCTAACTACTGGGCAGAGGTAGATGCAGCAATTAGTTTAGCTAACAGCTATGGATTAGTAGTTTTGTTTAACTGTACTGAGAACGGTAAGACAACAGCATTACTTGCAGCTAATCCACCGCAGAGCATGTTAGGAATTTATCGCAACTGTGGATTAACCAAGTGTAATAACTACGGTAAATTTATAGGTAACAGATACAAGACTGCTAATATAATTTACTATCACTTTGATGATTACAGCTACATAAATGCTGGTAACCAACAGCAACCGGGAGATGATAACTTAATGGTTCAGATCATCTCCGGTATTCAAAGTAACGATACTGTTCATATACATACTTCTGAAATGGATGATGGTTTTCAAGTTGCTAGAATAAATCTGGCTAGTGATGATACTACCATTTATCCTTATATGCAGTTGAACCATGAGTATACTTATTTTCCATCGTATGCTGATACTTTAAAAGCCTATAATCTTGCTTCTCCTAAACCCGCGCATGTAGGTGAAACTATATATGAGGAAATTTCGGCAGGATTGTTTGATGCCGGAACTCCTAAAAATATTCGAGCACAGATCTGGTGGTGTATAACAGCGGGAGGTTGTGGTGAGTTATATGGAAACCAGAACATATTTAACTCTGCTAACAATGCTAGTACTTGGCCGTGGCAAAATCATTTAAACACAACAGGAGCAATCCAATTTGGTTACTTGAATGCTTTCTTAACAGCAATAGATTGGATTAATTTAATACCTGATCAAAGCAGCACGTTTATTACCGCAGGACGTGGAACCTATTTAGATTATAACAGTTCGACTTTGACTGCGGCTGCTAACTGTGCGGGGACAATGAGTAACAATTATGTTACTGGAGGATTAACTGCTGATAAAAAACTTGGACTTATTTTTTGTCCACAAGCTTCTACTATTACAGTTGATCTGACCAAAATGTTAGCTTCTATTACTGCTCGATGGTATGATCCAACTAATAATACTTTTCAGAGTATAACTGGATCTCCATTTCTGAATACCAGTACTCATAACTTTACTACTCCCGGTAATAATAGTGGAGGAGATCCTGATTGGGTTTTACTATTACAAGCTGCTCCTAACCAATTTGGTACTGATGCGATAGGAGCAGGACGAACTCTAACTAATACCGGACGAGTAGCTAGAGGCGCAATAGCTAAACTAGGATAATATTATGGCAGTAGTCTTACAGCAAGCAGTCTTGAATTTTGGTCAGTTTGGAACAGCAGGAACTACAAAGTCAGGTACTTTTACTAATCCAGTTGTAGCAGGAGATACTATAATTGGTTTACTGATATCTAATGCTGTTCCAACTTCGATTCAAGCTGGAGCAACAAATCTTATTACTGATCTTTCGTTCAACTCTCCTTTTGGTTTCATAACCATAGCACGCTTATCTAATGCTCCTGCTGGATCTACTACTATTACTTATACTCTTCCCGGTACTAGTAGTAATACAGAAATGATATGTTATGACTTTAGTGGTCTTGTTACAAGTAGTCCTTTAGATGCTACGACTACTGCTAGTGGAGTAGCAGGAACTAATCCTACTGCAAGTATTACTACTATTTATCCTAGTGATTTAATCATAGCTGTGATTGGAGAGGGTACGGTAGCAGGAGCAGGGTTTACTGGGTACGTTACAACATGGGGAAGTATAACAGAATATGAAACTGTAGGAAGTGCGGGAACATATACTGTAAATGGTACTGCTACATTGAATTGGTCTTTAGGAGCAGCCGCATATAAGATAGCCGGAATAAATCAAGTTGGATTTGATGCTTTAGCTCCTCATTCTGCTGTTACTGCTAGTAGTAGGATTAATCGACGTGGAACTGAGTCAGTAGGAGGTAGAAGTGCGGCTACATTAACAGCTAAAGGTTTAATGGCGGGACGTGTAACTATATGATCGTTGCAAATCCAAATATCTCTAACATCCCTAATCGCATAGCAGTCTATATTAAAGCTGGATTAGGAGATCCTGATGTTGTAGCTCCAACTCATAATCCAATTCTGGGACAGGTCGCTATTAAGATTGGATTAGGGCGAACTATTGCCAGTGTCAAGATCACTGCGGGTTTAATAGGCAAACATTAAATGGCAATAGCATTTGTCAATGCTAGAGCGTTTGAGAATACTTCAACTGGTCTTCTGGGTTGGGGACAGACTGAAGGTGATTTGCTTATTGTGAAGGTATGGGGTTTAACTCAGAATGATAAAGTATGGGTAACTGATACTGCTCAGAATGAGTATGGTATCTGGTCCCCTCTTACCAGTCATGGTACTGCGGCAGGAGGCGAATGTGTTATCTTTGTTTGCCTTAGCTGCAAAGGAATGGGATCTAATACTAACACAGTAACAGTTAACTTTTATACTACTCAAACTACTTATACTGTTTTCGTTGAAGAATATAGTAGCGATACTGGTTGGTTAGGACCGAGTGTCCCAGATGTTGCTGGTAGTGTATCGACCGGGACTTCTACTTCAGCAACCAAGTCTGTTACTAATGTATCGGCTAATGCCTTAATCATTAGTTTTATTACCACAGGTAGTGGTGGAGTATCTTCTGTTACCGGAGGCACAGCAGTATCCGGTACAGGTATTAGTAGTGGTATATCCAGTACCAATAAAAAGGCTAGTGTCTACACTATTAAAACTAGTGCTAGTTCTACTACTCATAGTGCTACAGTATCGGCTACTAATGATAACTGGATGGTTTCGTCTATATCCATTGCTAAGGGACCAACTACCTTTCCTACTCGTCCAGTTTTAGTACAGGCTACCCATGTAGGAGGAGGCTCGACCGGAGTTAATGCAAAGTTTCAAAGTGTCGGTAATACTTTAGTCTGTGCTGTAACAGGTTATCAAAGCACTACCGCATCTAACATAACTTTGACTGGAGTTTCTGATTCGGTCAATGGAGCTTATACTCAAATAATACCTTTAACTTCGGTAATAGGAGCGTCCGATGGTATCTGGTGCGCTCTATTTTTTAGATCGAATATAGCAAATAGTTCAGTAGGTGCTAATACTCTTACTATTACATGGGGAGTCGCACCAAACTCTCCTAGTTTTAACTGGATGGAGATTAACGGTAGCCCAACTGGATTTACTTTAGTAGACTCTTCTAACTCTGGTTCGGGAAATAGTACTTCACCAACTGTAACTCTGACAACTGCAAAAGCAGGTGGATATATATTAGCAGTTGGAATGACTACCACGGCGCTTCAACCTTATGGAAACAATTTTATAAATAGGATCTTTGATCCCGGTAGAGGATTTCTCCTAGAAGACCGTTACCTTTCTTCAACTGCTTCTCAGGCTTATGCTCCTGTTATTGATAGCAGTTCCCAGTGGATATTGTTTCTAGTTGATTTTGCCTTATCAGCTAAAGACAACATTGCTCCTGCTTCCAGTGCTTTAGTAACTGGATTTTACTTTCAACCTTTACAGGTTAGTATTAGTGCGGGTAGGTCTGTTACAGCTACCAGTAGAGTTAATAGAATAACATCTGATGCTATAAGAGCCATAGCATGGTTATTTTCTTTTGAACAAGTATCGGGTAGGGCAACGGGAGTTTTCACTGCGCGTAACCAAGCTAATGCCAGTACTTCAATTACAAACACTAGGGCTACTCTAACTGTTACCGCAGTTGTTACTCATAAAGCGACTATTACTCTTACTCCTAGTTTAACTCAAGTTAATATTCCTGCTCCTGTCTTACATAATGCTATTGATTCAATTGCGTCTCGTTCTGCTAGTGTTGAAACTGATATGGTTTTGTGGCGTGGAGTATTGTCTATACTAGGAGTTACAGGATCAATAACAGCTAATAGCAGGAATCAATCTAACAACGTTGTTCACATATTTGGAATAGCTTCAGTTATAGCTAACGGAACTAAGGTAAATGTTAGTGTTCCACAAAGTAATATTACCAGTAGTATCGGTATAGTTGCTAATGCAAAAGTTATAGATTTGCCTCAAGCTTTTATTCTTTACAATATAGGTCGATTATCTATTACATCTGGTACTCTGCTAACTAGAACTCCTGACACTATATTTGGAAAAGCCTCATTAGTTGCCAATGGTATTAAAGCTTCTGCTCAATCTCAGTTAACAGTCCAGTCTAGGTTAACTGGAAGCATTAACTCAACGGTATTAAAGAGATTAAATACTGTTATTAATGCGGGTAGAGTTCCCACTATCAAAGATATTATAATGGTTGGTTCCAGCTTAACTGCTCGACCAATCATGAAGTGGGTTGGACAGGTTCGGATTTCCGCCGGATTAATCTCAATTACTACTTTGCGTGGAGCTATAACGATTTTAGCTAATGCCTTTAATCATGCTCAAGTTCCACTGACTATCAATTCAGGGACTCAAATCGTTCCATTTCCTTTCCAGATTAAAGCTGGATTTCCAGCTTGTAACATTCGGGCAAACACTAACCTGTTAATCAGTGCTTCATTTATTAGTAGATCGTCTATCTGTCATATCAATGCAGGACGAATACCAACTGCTTTTGGAAACATTCAATCCAAGATAACATTGGTAGCAAATGCCGGTCGATTTTTAATTGCTAAAACTAATATAGACGCAGGGTTAAAACAGGATGGACACACGGTTTGTCCAGTTGTTAGTTATGTTAGATTAAAAGCAACAGGAACAGTAAAGATTGTTTCTAATACTGTTTCTATTAGTACCAAAGGTACGGTACTTGCAACAGCTAATGTTGTTCCGGCTAGTGTTGTAATAGCTGCTGGTAGTATTGGACTGCTTCATATTGTAGTTCCTACAGATAGTGTCAGATGGAGCGTCAGGACAGTAATAGCAACTGGATTATCAGGAGTGTTGAATAACAGTTTGCGAACTACTGCTCCTGCTATTACTCCGATAAATTCAGGAATTTCTTTAACTATTGCCGGTAGAATTGTAAAACAACTTCAATCCAGTTTTGCAGGGAAAGCTACGGTAACTAATGTTAAATTAACAGCTACTTATACTACTCCTTGTAGTTTGGCGATTCGTGGATTTGTAACAGCAAGTGCATTTAAGTTGGGTTTAACTACTGTAGCTATACTAAACAGGTTTGTTAGCCTAACTCCTAATCAAAGAGTAGCAAATCGAACTGCCGTTTCAGTTTTCCCGCAATTATTTGTTATACCCAATGCTAATAGTATCATATCAGCAATAGTAAACATTCAAGCTCGGTCAACTACAACCTTAGTTATTACTGGTACTAATCAACATGGGATTGTTTCGATAGGTATTAGGTCTGGTTTGGCGGCATCAATTGGTTCGGCTAGATTTACCAGTTGTGTTATCAATGCTCGTTTTGCGACAACAGAAACTAGTCGAGCGTTGCGAGATACTTCTACTGTAATTCAGACGCTAGCACAATTTACAGGAAGTGGATTCAGATCTTTTACTCCATCCCCTGCCCATCTTACTTCACAATCGCAGTTAGTGGGAAGCGCTAAGGTTATTCATTACAGTGCTTGTGTACCGAACGGTATCCTTGGTATTCTAACTAGAGGCGCGATCCAACGGCAACCAACTGTTAGAGTTCAAGCTGGAGTTAGTCTAACATTAGCGGCGAGAGTTATTGTTAAAGGTATCACGACACTACAGCCTAGTCTTAGTTCTACACCACAGGAAAAGAATAAGATCGGTGAGACTCTTTCGATAGCTTCCCGTGCTTCCTTGGGAGGCACTGGATTTAATAAGATCATGGCACAAGCTGGATTGAATACTACGTTAGGAAGTAGGATAGCAGTCAATGCTAAAGTGAATTGTTTAGCTAATGATGGAATCCAGAGTTTAACATCTGTTAATTTTAGTGGTAACTCGGCAGTCCCACTTGCGGTTGATATATTAAGTGGGTTTGATACTGATCCAGCTTATGCTATATCCAGCTTCTTTGGTGGAGTAACTTCTACTGTAACAACTAAACAAAGTACGGTATCTCCCGGCTTATGACAAATGGTAAAATAGCATGGTTAGGTTTCACTTGTAACAATCAGTTTGGAACCAAACCTAGTGCAGTAATTTCTACGGCTCAAGGTAGTTGGCAAGCTAATCAAGCGTACAATCTAGTAACATCTGAATATGATGATTGTAACGTATACGAACAAACGGGTGATAATACATTTAACTGGACTAACTATGATGCTTATGTTGCTTGGGCTAATGGTATTCCTAACGGCTCACATCGGATTTACTGGGATGGGATAGGTGGTCCTTCGGCAAATTATTGGTACACAGGTTTATCTGCGTCTGCTGCTTTGAATGGATGGGCTAATGCTTGTCAAGCTATGAAAGCTCGGACTCCTGCCTCTGTAACAATTTATGTTAATACTGTTAATGAAATTTTTAGTCGATCCATTGGAGCTACCGGAGGTCAATGGCCTTTTCTTAATGCTATAACTAGAACTACTAGTCCTTCTCAGGCTCAGATTAATTCTGCAATGGTACAGATACATACTACTGCCAGGAACAATCTTAGTCCTAACTTCAAGATAGGATTTAATGATTGGGGTACGCTATGCAATGTAGGTTTTCCCGGCAGTTATCATAATGTAGTTTCTCAATCTCAAAGTTTAGGAAGTGCTCTCTATAACGCCGGACTTTTAGATTGGATAGGGGAGGAAGGTTATCAATTAGATTCAACTCCTACTGCTACTGTTCAAGCGGGTTTAAATTCGTGGCATTCACTGTGTCCCAACGCGGAATATCACTTAACTGAGTTTAGTCCTGCCAGTAGCAGTGGATCATACTCAGGTGGAGCAGCCGTAGCTTTTAATGGGGTTCAAAGTGTATTGGCAACATGGCAACGCTATATTAGTATTTTCCAAGGTGCGGCAAATGGATTTGGAATTAATGGTCCTTGGTGGTTAAAAGCATCTGCCGTTGGTGGAATTTCATCTAACTATGGAGACAGTTGTACTATTAACGATAGTGTTACTCCTAATCAACAGCAGCCTTTCTTTGCATGGTTTGTTGCTAATAAATCTAGTTTTCTTGCTCCTGCTAGTGGAGGAGGTGGTTCCCCTGCTCCAACAATTTCATCTATCTCTCCAACTCAAGGCAAGGTAGCTGGAGGTGAAACTATTAACATAGTTGGTGCTAACTTTAACTGATGTTAAAACTATGCCTGTACAAAATGTGTTCTTTGGTTCAACTCCTGTAGCTTCTGGTAACATAACAGTTGTTTCCAGTACGCAGCTACAGGTAAAGGCTCCTGCCCATGCTGGAGGTACTGTAGCAGTAACAGTAGTAACAGGCAATGGAACATCTAATAGTGCTAACTATGGATACCAAGGTCCGTTTAGCGGTGGTGCTCCTCCTAACATTCCTGCTAATATTATCTGCTCTGCTTACGATTTGGGGGGACCGGGAGTAAGCTGGAACTTTCCACAGAATCCCGGCTTTACCGCAGCATCAGGTTACCGTTCGGATTTCTTTGGTACACTGAAAGCTAATACAGATACAGCAGCCGGATTTAGTTCTAACCCTTGGGTAGTAGGATATGGAGTTGCAGGAGCATGGATTGAGTTTACTGTTAATGTTGTTACTGCTGGAAACTTTACTTTTGTATTGCGGTGTGGTACAGACGGAGGCGGAGGACAAGCACATCTGGGGATTGATGGTACTCAGTATTCTACTTTCACTGTTCCACCTACTACTGCTAACTGGGATACTCCCGGGGAGTGGGTATCATTTGTTATACCGGGAACCTTCGCGTTAGCAACTGGACAACATGTATTAGCTATTACGGTTGACAAGAGCAACCTGGATTTAAACCAGTTAGTAGTCTCGGGAGCGGGTACACAAGCTGGACAGATCAGTCTAAATGCTCCGAGAAATATACTAGCTCAACCTAAAAGAATTGCAGGAGCGAAAGCTACACTAAGCTAACAATTGCCTATCCCCCGGATAGCAACCTCCCGATTGGGTAAGGGTTTCTCCGTTTTTCCTAGCCCATCGGGAGTGTTAGTTTGTTAGCGACCTTCGCTAACAATTTGTTGTTGACATGTACTACATTTTGTGCTAGTGTTAGTAGTATGTTAATACTATGCGAAAGAGAGCAATAGCACCTATATTAGACGACGCGCTAATGGATAGTATCCTTAGTGCGGTTGTTATGTTTTCTAATAAGACTAAGTGGAAGCAGTGGGGAATGGATAGGTTGCGCGAGCAAGGCGCAGCTTTATTATTTCAAGGTCCACCGGGGACAGGTAAAACCATTACTGCTCGATGGTTAGCTAGGAAACTTCGATTGCAATTGCAGGAAGTGGATTACAGTTTAATCGGTTCAGGAGAACCGGGAGAGTTACAAAAGAACGTTAATAGTGAGTTTGATAAAGCGGAGGTACAGGATGCAAATGGAAATTACTCGATGGTTTTCATTGACGAGTGTGACACTTGTTTGGTTGACAGGCGTAAACTGGGTAGTACGGCATTATGGATGTTGGAACCGATCAATGCTCTTCTTAGTCGTATTGGCACTTATCCCGGTCTGGTGGTTCTTTGTACTAATAGCGTACCTGAGTTTCTAGACTTTGCTTTAGAGCGTAGGTTAATTGGTACATTTAACTTTGGTGTTCCTACAAAGTTAACTCGAGTTAAACTGTGGCAAGCTAAGTTTCCTAAGCGTGCGCCGACAGGTAGAGCCGATTGGGACAGACTAGCTAGGTATGAGTTAACAGGAGCGCAGATCGAAACACTACTGATCAACTGGGTTAGTGATGCTATTCGTCGAGACTTCGATCCTAACCTCGATGATCTCTATAGGATGTTAGAACCGGATGCATATACAATCAAGGAAGAATCAGAGTTAGAAGAAAGTGGATTCAGTGAATACTATGCTAGAAAAGATGAAGCAGACAAACCAATACCAGATCTCTTGAAATGAAAAAGTTAAACGGAATACATATTGCTGCGTTGTGTGGTAGTATGGTTAGCAGTGCTTCTGCTTATGTAATGTATGATGGAGGGGGAGGACCAACAATCCTACCTGCTATCGTTGTAGTAGGATACAGTCCGGTCTTTTTGGGCTTTCCTGTCTACTATCCAGCTATGGGTTTGAGACAAGGAGGGGGAGGTTTTGCCGGAGGTTTTGTAGGTGTACCTCGACCTACCTATGGTTTTATGGCTATAATTCCACCTCGTTTGGTTGGTCCTCGCGTGCCGCTGGGACCAGCAACAATTATTGTTGTATCCCGTGCTAAGATAGATACAGACGGTGATCCTAACATGAGAGGATGGGATACTAAATGGCAACCGGGAACCTCTACCGGAGTAGATGCAGCGTTATATCCATTTGTGGTAAGAAATGGTAATACTGCTGCGGCTGGAGTTGGTTTAAGGGATTGGGCATTAGTTACCGATAACATTAACGGAGTATCGATCTGGGCTAGAGTAATGGATAATGGTCCTGCAAATGGTAGCGGGGAGATCAGTGAAGCTGCTGCCGCTCAACTAGGAATGCCTTTCAACATCTATGGTTATACTATTGGAAATCCAACCGTGACCATTAGATTTTGGGCGCACTCTGCTGGAAAATAAATATGAAAAGAACAAGTCTAATATTAATTGCGCTAGCATGTAGCGCATTCGCTAATCCACCTGTGGGTTATGTGAAACAGAATAACCAAGAAATGAAACAACCTCAACCTACCGATACCGTTGGTACTTGGCCGGAAGCTGCTTCCTTTGATCGCAAATGGACTGTCAGAGGATTTACGATACTGGATGCACAAGGTAACGTTGTATTCGGTTGGGATTCCGATCCTAACATCGTATCTCGCGATAGTATTACTATTAGCTGGAGTCCAGATTCCAAGCATGTAGTTGTGTTAGATCAGCTTTGGAGAACTGGAATGTTATTCTGTGCTGAACTGAAAAATGATGGTTGGGTTAATGTGCCGTTTGATACTACCTATCAAATTACTAATGATAAGCAAAGCGAAGATCCACATACTCCTATCGGGTTAGTGGTAGAGAAAGTTACACTTGGTAGATGGGTTTCTCCAACGGAGATCATGATTACTAAGAACTGTCTGACACAGGATGAAGATGCCAAGACAAGTGGCAAAGTGGATTACACAACTGCTATACAATTCAAAGATGGCGAAGCGATGTACGCTAAATGAATTGGCTAACCGACAGACAACTAGAAGCAGTTAACAAACTTGCCAAAGGGCGAGGTGTTGTCTGGTGGAAAGTTGGGGAGGGTAAGACGCGGATTGCGCTAGCTATCTGGCGCAAGCTATGCAGCAAAGGGATGAAGACTTTGCTGGTAGTCTGCTCTCCCCAAGCTTTTCGTCAGTGGCAGGACGAGATGCATTCATTAGGAATGATGAAAGATTGTTATGTAGAGTTTTTATCCTACGGTATGTTAAGTGCCGGGAGTGGTTATCGTGGACTAGCCTTAGCCAACAAGATAGCCCAACGCACCGACATTGGACTAATAGTGTTAGATGAGTTATGGTTATACAAGAATCCACAATCCATCCGTTCTGCTAACGCGGAGAAGTTAACTAAGTATCATCCAACAATAGGACTATCGGGGAGTTTAATTACAGCTAGGAACATTGAAGATTTATATGGGCAATGCAAAGCAGTTGGGATTGGACGAAGACTTGCGGCAACACTTACGGACTTTCGGTCACAGTTTTGCTTCGCAGTTGAAGAGTATGGATTTGAGTACTACGCAAAGAAAGGAAGTTTGCAAGTTATACAATCGAGACTTGCAGAGGTTTGTGATATATATTTTCCAAAGGGAGATAAACAATCGAAATTCCAACGAGTAACAGTAGATGCTAGCCGGGAACAAGAAGAAGCTTTCGAACAATTAAGGAATGAATACTACTATAGAGAAATTGAAGTTAAGAATGCAGCGGTACTTATTACAAAGCTGTCGCAAATATCAGATGGCTTTATCCTTAATAGCGAAGGATTACCTGCATTTGTGCAATCATCTAAGCTCACTCGTACATTACAACTATACACAGAGTTGTGTGATGCGGGACAATCTATTGTTATATGGTGCGCTTTCCAGAGATCAGTTGATCTTCTCCTTAATGCTATTGGAAAAAAAGCGACAGCACTATCTAGTGTGCATGAATTTGATAGTCAAGGGTGGAAGTCCGGAAAGTATAACGTCTGTGTGGCGACTGTTGGGTCTGGTTCTTCACTTAACGATTTCGCAGATTGCCGGTATGCTATCATATATTCCTGTCCCTTCAGTGCAAGGGGATTACAGCAAGCCTTGGGGAGGACAGAACGGAAATCCAGTTCGCACAAAGGATGCCACTACTACCTGATGCAAACAGATGGAAGCGTAGATAGTTATGTGTATGAATCCGCTAGGTTAACTGGTGAGATCGAGAAATCCGCTATTAGAAACAGCGTACAAATAATCAAGGAGTACTTAGAAAAATGCGCTCAACGAAAACATTAGTAACATCCATTCGCATTAACAAAGATAACGTGAGAAACTTTTTGTTAATACAACGGTGGTGTGACCGTAATGGATACAACATATCAAAACTGATCAACGACTTTATTAACAAGTTCGCGGAGAGAAATGATGTTACGGAATACCATAATAACTGAGAACATTTTAACAGAAGTTAAAGTGTCGTTAGGCCAAGGACTAACTCAATCTGAGATAATGTTGCGAGCTAACTGTGTTCGCAAGTGGTATTTCCGATACGTCAGGATGTTCAAGAAAAAAGGTTCATTTAGTTGGGCCTTGTTATTTGGTCATGCCATGCACCAAATGTTGGACAGATACTACAAAGATCAATACGCTAAAGAGTGCCAGATTCCGGCTTTTGAATTTGAGGATGATGTTATCTTGCGTCCTGATCAGACAGATGATCACCGATACTGGCAGATGCTGCTGGAAGTAATGTTTGATCGCTATATTAAGTATTGGGATAGCGAAGATGCTAAGATGGTAGTAGAGGCAACAGAACAGGAAGTGGAATATAACTATGAAGGTTTTCGGCTACGAGGTAAATTGGACATGGTGTTTCGACCATCAAAGAAAGATGGTATCTTTATATTGGATCATAAGACAACCTATGATATTAACGAATCCCTCGTACTGGGTTGGCAATTTCGCTTTCAATTTCTTTTCTATGCGTGGCTATATTGGAAGATATCAAAACAGTATCCGGCAGGAGTATACGTCAATGCTCTCAAGAAACCTTTGGAACGGAGAAGTGTTAAAAAGCAGGAATCTGTAGAAGAGTTTATTAAGCGGATAGAACTTAACATGCAAATAGAGCCAGAGAAATACTTTAAACGATTTCGGCTACCTATAGATAAATCCACTTTGGCTAGATTCGAGAAATATACCCTCAAGCCATTGCTATTCGGATTTAAAACTGTATCGGGTTTGTCGCAGCTAACTCCAAGAGAATTTGAAGAACAGCAAATATCAGACGACGATATTAATGCACAATTCCTGACTGCTAACACAGATCACTGTCACGTCTACAACAAACCTTGTGAGTTTCTGGAACTATGTCAGAACAACTTCGATGATTTCGCTAATGAATACATAGCAATGCCGTTCAAACACGCAGAACTAACAAAGTAAAATTTCAGGAGATAAAACAATGCAACAACAACAACAGTATGAAAATGGAAACCAAAGTAGAAACTATATCCCCTGCTACCGCTCGGGAGTGGCTATTATTGAATAAAAGCAATCGACCCGTTACTCGTCTCAGAGTATTACGTTTAATCGATGCTATCAACAAAGGTCAGTACAAGTTAACTGGAGAGGCTATCAAGTTCAACGGCAATGGGGATTTGATAGATGGACAGCACAGACTGTTAGCAGTAGTGGAATCAAACAAATCCGTTCAATGTCTGGTCATTCGTGGATTGGATAGTGACATATTCAAGGTAATCGATTCAGGAAAACCTAGAACTGCTGCTGATGTATTAGCAATTGAGGGTTATACAAATGTTAACAGTCTAGCTTCGGCTGCTAAACATCTTTACCAAATTGAACGTAAAGCTGTAAGTTCTAGTGGGAGAGATATAGTTCAAAATGAAGAGATATCCAATACCTTACAGATGCATCCAGATTTGAAAGCTTACCAAGTAGAATGTGCTCCTTTCAAGTTTGCCAGAAGTGGAGTCATTGTCGCTAGTCTATATTGGATGGGACTATGCTCAACTAAGAAAGGTGATGTATTCATGAATGGATTTTTGAAAGGAGTAGATCTGTCTATTGACAGTCCTATTTATCAATGCCGGGAAAAGATCGTATCATCTATAGCACCTGTCACTAACACTAGAACACAGAGATACGCTTTGGGTGCGATGTTATTCAGAGCGTTCAATCTTTTTACTAAAGGTGAGAAGATTGCCAGACTAACTTTTTCTTATCCTGCCTTAAAGGACTATCCTTATCCGGCAGGGGGACCATATCTCAAAACTTAACATAAGTTAAAATGGACGAAGAAACTGCTAAACAATATTTTCCCGATAGAGTACACAAAGGAAATATTCAACCTAACAGGTTGAAGTATCTAATAATGGCTCCTCCGAAATGGGGGAAGACAACTCTGTTTACCGGAGTCCCTAACTGCTTACTGTTAGCATTCGAGGAAGGACACATGTTCGCCGAATGCCATAAGATAGTAATAACAGGTTGGGACGTGGCTATTAAGGATAGAGGACCAGCAGAGGATGAGGAAGGGATTAAGTATGCTACGGCATTGGAAGTAGTAGATGCACTGGAGGCATACAATCCCTATGATTTCATTGTTATTGACACAGTAGACAACGCAACCAAACTATGTACTGATTATGAATGCAAAAGAGCGGGAGTCCAACATCCTAGCGAGGTTGAGTGGACCGGATGGGATATGCTTCAGACTTCACCATTTCGACGATTTTACAATAGAATCGTTAAGCTTGGAGTTGGTATCGCTTGCACGACTCATATCAAAGAGAGTTGGCAAAAGGATCGATTTGGTCAAGAGCAGTTCCGCAGGGAAACCTCCCTACCAAGTGGTATACAGAAGTTTATCCATGCCCAAAGCGATGTTATTATTAACGGTTTATTCGGACGACGAAGAAAAACTCTTCGAGACAGAGATCGAATTATTAGCTTTGACGGGACAAATGAGATAATGGCAGGGACGCGGATTCGTAACATCCTCTTGCCTAACAAATATATAGTCGCGCCTCCTACTACCAGACAGTTAGATGCAGCTTGGTTACAGTGGCAGGATTTCTTTGCCAAGAATCCACAAGCTGGACAAGCAGCAGAAGATTTCTATTTGAAGACACTTCATGGAAACGATAATGAACCAGAACAGGATGAACCTCCACAACGAACAGATAAGATAGTTAGAGAAGAAAAAGCTAAACCGCCAGAAGCGGATGATGATAACGGTCATCCATTTAACGCACCTACAACAACAAAAACAAAGCAACAACAATATGCCTCCAAAGAAAATAGTAGGAAAACCCGCAAGTAAAATTAGTCGTCCTCCCCAGCGTCAGCAAACGGATGATGATTATTCCCAACCAACGGAAGACCCAAGAAGTTATGTCTTTCAAATCATCAAAGAAGCTAAACAGTATTCCACGTTAGAACCGGGGAAGTATGAGGCTATCCTTTACGATTTGGAATTACAGCAAGCTAATGCCGCTGGTATTAGTATCAGGGCGACGTTTGTAATTGCACGTCCTGATCTACTAGGGAGGAAACATTTTGTTTTCTTCCGTATGATGGGATCAGACTGGAAGACTCCCGATGAGTGGGGACCAGTGTTTCTTAAACGAATGCTGGGTAAATTAGGTTACGATCCAGAAGAAGTTAACGATGAAATGCTGACCGAGATTTCTGAGCAGCAACCGGGAGTAGTGCTGAGAGTCACCGCAGGGAAGCAAGCTGGATTTGTTAACGCACAGGTAGACGGTACGTTAGACGATGACAATGAGAATATTGTTGCGTGCCGAGAATGGCTTGAAGCGAATCCATTTTAACCTATGTTAAACTGGGACTCCGTTACTGATGTTAACTATTAGAAGGGAAGACCCGATTCACAACAATACATCAGATAACGGAGTCCAAATCTTTTATGCAACAACAAATAGAACTAGTCGAAGCTATAGTTGAGTTAACACAAGCAGTGAAAGAGTTAACTCAAACAATCAAGGAAGAGAAGTTATCTCCAGAAGTATTGGAAGATAAGCTAGACGATAAGCTAGACGAAGAGGAAAGTGAGGAAGAGGAAACTGTTACTACTGTAACTGAAACTAAAAGTAGAGTTAGAAAGGAAGGATGGTCAGATCAAGAGAATACACGATTACGAAAGATTTGGGATGATCCTGAGAAAATAGAACAGTATTGCAAACTTACTCATAGATCCAAAAATGCAGTACAAGTTCAGATTAGTAGGTTAAAAGCTAAGGATAGAAAAGAAAATTTCTTTTCAGAGTTAGATAATTCTTAGAAACTTTCCCTTAGAAAGGAACTCCTAGCCGTAGTTTAGCGTAGGCATAGCAAGGATTCAGACAAGCTGCTGCGGCTAGGATGCTTTTATGGATGCATTAGTAAGACGAATAGATAAATTGGAGAAGCGTGTTAACTTGATGGAAGATTACACCAAAAAGTTATACGACAAGCATGTGGAATTGTTAGAGTTACTTAAAAAGATAGCCAAGGACAATGAACAACGTTGATAGACGGCAGTTTATATTAATGAGTGCGGTTAGTGCTATTACACTAACACTACCTAAATGGATGTTACGGCAGAAACCTCGACTGCTTCAGGATGTTAAGGAAGAGTCTACAGAGTTAGATAATTGGGTAACTGAGAAGATGGAAAAAGTGATGCTCAAGGAGCATCATGAGATAATTTTGTTAGATAGGGAAGGAAAGGAAATTACTGAACTAGGTAGGGTTAAGTTAAAGATGTTATCAGATCCTTATTTCGATATTGAGGAAGGTCAGTGGACAATTGAGAATCTAGAACCGATAGCTTTTCCTATGTGGAAGGAAGAGTATTCTGTTTCGATTGCCGGATACAGAGTCTATGACTATAACCGTAAAGTGATAGACGGACCTTTAATTGTTAGACAAGATGTAGGTAAAGGAGATATGATAATGTTTAATCCTAGAAATTTAAGATGGACATTTAGTTAACAGCTATGTTATACTTGCTGTTAGGGCAAAAGCAAAGCTATGAAACTGACGGTGAGAAATTCTTACGTTACTTACTTGGACGATACTCATTACACCGACATTTATACAGACTCGGATATTGTTATGACAGTACACCTCGAAGTACTGCGAAAGAGAGACGAAGTGATCTTGAAGCGAGCAGAAAACATCATGAACGCTATTGGGTCGATCCTTGGACAATTATAGGATTTGGATGGATGGCTGCTGAATTGTTAACAGGTCGAGGTAAGACAAAGCTTAAAACCCTAGTCGGGACGAAGTGGACTTATGTGGGGAACATCGTTAGAGAATGCTGGATTTCTTATGATCCTGCTGCTGCTCTTTTTGATCCAAATATTGCTGTCGATATTAGTGCGGTAATATTAGCTGCGGCAAAACTAGATGGATTAACTGCACGCATAGATCCAGCTATCAAATTTGATTGGCAACCTTATATTTAACATGAGTTAAAGGAGAAGAAGATGAGTGAAAATAATGATAATGTAACTCAGTTGGAACCTACAGATAATGAGTTAGGCATACTAACAATGCAAGTTAACTTGGACAATGGTCAGATAGGTATTAACTTTAGCAATCAGGATACGCTTAAACTATTCCACCAGATGGAATTACCTATGCTAGTAAATCCATTCTTCACCGGATGTATGATCGCTGAGTTACGGAGACGTAAAGCTAATCCACCTTCGCCTATAATAGTGCCTAAAGGTGCTGTGCCTCCACCGCAAGCACAGAAAGCTGCTAAAGAAATTTTTCTAAAGATCTTTCAAGATCCTAACAAGAAATGATAGTAGCATTTTCACGGCGATTCCCTCCAGACTTTAAACGGAAGTGGTATATCAGGGAATCACATGAAAGATACTTTGTCCGGTATAATGGCAGAACGTGGACTAATACTATATTCTACCATCGTAATCATGCGTTGGATGTGATTATGAAATTCCAGCAAGTTGAAAGCATGTTAGGTGCTAAGTTACATGTCGGATAAAATAATATTCTATGATATAGAAACCGATAGCAAGTGGGCTAGCTATGCTAACCTTCACATGTTGGGCTATCAAATCGGAATGGACTCCACTCCTCAATTAGTTAACTTGTCGAGTAAGAGTGAAAGAAAAACCTTTAAAGATATCGTCGGTTCACCAGAATGGACAAAAGTTGGATATAACAATATTAATTTTGATGATATTGTTCTTGGCCGTTTTGGTTTTACTGTGTGTCCTGTTAACCGTCATGATGCATTTCTTATGGTAAAGACTTGTAGTCCACAGCTTCCCGCTTATGGACTCAAGTTTGTTAACTGGTACTATTTTGGAGATCCCCATGAACCGGAAAGACGATTACATGCATGGTGCTCCCACAATGGTAAGTCTATCTATCAAGCTCCCGTCGAAATTTTGGAACAGTACTGTCTTTATGACGTTACGCAAACCGTTCGCTTGTTCAGAATGTATTATCCAATTGTACGGAAAGAAGAATATCATTAGCAAGCGTACAATGGTTTGGAGTTACCGATGGGAGAAGTTCTACATGAAATGATAGAAGCAGGAGAATATGTTAATCTGGCGCAAATCAAGAAAGAGATTGCTAACCTTGAGGAAAGCAAGGCTAAATGGATACTTAAAGCAAGCAAGATTAGCCGGAATAAAGTCGATAACGCCATCTCTACTAAACAAGTTGCTGGAGTATTAGCAGAAGATTATGATTTGAAAGTTAGTGATAAAGGAAACTACATACTACGCAAGGATGATTTGTTAACTCTGTTAGATTTAGATAACCCTAAGAATGACAAATCCAGACTCGCCAGATGCTGTTTTGAAGCTAGAGACATTGACAAACAACTTGGCTACCTTCGAGCTTACCGGAGGTCTTTACTCTTCGAACTTAGAAGACTTGCAAGCCGTCGAGCTTACCGTGCAAGGGGAAGCGGGAAGATTTGTAAAGGCTATACTCTCTCAGGTGCTAGAACGCGGAGGTTTCTCTCGTCAAGTCGTTATGGGATCAACTTTCAAAATCAGAATAAATCCAGCAAAAAAATCCAGTTAGTTCCACCGGGATATTTGGGAGTGTGGATTGATGCTACTCAAATCGAAAACGTTATACATATATGGGCTAGTGACGATGTTAAACGAAGAAAAGAATACGAAGCTAATACGGACTACAATGAGTATGTCTGGTTGTGTAATCAAATTGTCGGAGGAACTAGGGGGAGAAACGAACTGGATTCCATTCCCTCATCAGCCAACCCTGCTTGGAGTATCTATAAGCAATTCAAAACCGTTAAGTTGGCACTTAACTTTGGAATGGGAGCCGCAAAGTTTGCACGAACTAATAGAATGCCTGTCGCAGATGCTAAACGCATCTTCGAACAAATCCACAAAGCTTGTCCCGCAATTAAAAAACTTCAAATAATAGTTAGTAACGAATTAGCAAGAAAAGGTTATGTTAAAGATCCTTTTGGTCATATTTACTCTGGTAATCCTTCGGATGCATATAAAGTTGTGGCTTATTTCATTCAAGGATGTGCCGCAAGTTTACACAAAGCGATGGCGCGAGCAATATGGGGAGAATTACAAATTGTTAGGCAGAAGTATAATAGCG